ACGATCAGGCCTTGCGCACCGTGATCCGCATGGAGGGCCACGCCGACGTCTACTCGTTCCCCGAAATGTGGATGCTCGGCGCCGACTCGTCGATCTTCCAAGACGCGTCCGGTGCGCAGCTCGCCTCCTGGCAGATCATGCTCGGCCGGGTCAAGGGCATCCCCGACGACGAGGAAGCATCGAACCCCCGCGCCGACGTCAAGCAGTTCCCGGCCTCGGATCCGCGCCCGCACCTGTCGCAGCTCGAGCAGCAAGCCCAGTTCTTCTCCGGCGAGACATCCATCCCGCTCACCTCGCTCGGTGTGTCGAACCAGTCGAACCCGACCTCGGCCGACTCGTACATCGCGTCCCGTGAAGACCTCATCGCCGAGGCCGAGGGCTGCACCGACGACTGGTCACCCGCTGTGCGCCGCACGATCACCCGCGCGCTCGCCATCCAGAACGGACAGACCGAGGTCCCTGCCGAGTGGTCAGGTATCGCACCGAAGTGGCGCAACCCCGTCTACGTGTCCCGGGCCGCAGCCGCCGACGCAGGGTCCAAGCAGATCGGCGCCGTCCCGTGGCTCGCTGAAACCGAAGTGGGCCTCGAGCTGCTCGGCCTGGACGACCAGCAGATCACCCGGGCGCTCGCCGAACGCCGGCGCCTCGGCGGGTCCGCGGCCCTTCGTGCCATCACCGCTGCGGTGGGGGCCAACCAGCCAGTGGTGACCGGTGCCGGTTCTGCTGGCGGCTGAGGCGCACCGGCGTGACGTTGCCACGCTCGAATCGCTCGCACGCAACGACCTCCGCCTCCTACTTGCTCCCCTAGACAGCGCAGAGGCCGTCCGGGACGCCCTGCTGCGCTCCCTGCCCGATCTGGTCGACATCTACGGCTCCGCAGCCGCCACCCTCGCCGCCGACTGGTACGAGGAACTACGGGCCGAGGAGGCGATTCGGGGCCGGTTCGCCGCCACACCCGCAACACTCCCCGACCTCGGCCGCTCCGAAGCCCTCGCACGCTGGGCCGTCACGCCCATGTTCGACGCCGACCCCGACAAGATGAAGGCGCTCGAGCGGGCGTCCGGCGGCCTCCAGCGGATCATCGCCAACGGTTCCCGCGAGACCATCGCCTACTCGTCGATCGACGACCCGAAAGCCTCCGGCTGGCAGCGCGTCGGCCGCGGCGGTTGCGGGTTCTGCGCCATGTTGATCTCGAGGGGCAGCGTCTACTCCGAGCACACCGCCGACTTCGCCTCCCATGACCACTGCCGCTGTTCGGCGGTGCCGGCCTTCGACGGCCAGGCACGCCCAGTGCAGCCCTACACCCCTTCGCTCCGGCAGGCCTCGAAGGCCGACCGGGCACGGGTGCGCGACTACATCGCCACCCACTGAAGACCTCCAGCCCTGGTGGCTGGATCAGCAACAAGCCCCAGGAGGGTTCCCCCATGTCCAACATCACCCCTGAGACTCCAGATCCCGCCGACTCACAGCAGCCCCAGGAGGGCGACGAGCCGAAGGTGTTCGACGAGGCCCACGTCAAGAAGCTGCGTGCCGAGGCTGCGAAGTACCGCACCGAAGCCAAGGCCAACGCGGAGGCCGCCGCCGAGCTGGCGAAGATCAAGGAAGCGAACAAGACCGAAGCGGAGAAGAACGCCGAGGCCCTCGCCGCCGCCCAGCGCGACGCCGAGAACGCCAAGGCCGAAGCGCTCCGGTTCCGCATCGCCTCCAAGTTCCAGGTGTCCGACGAGGACGCGGACCTGTTCCTGACCGGAACCGACGAAGAGACGCTCACCAAGCAGGCCGAGCGGCTCACCGAACGGGCCGAGGAACGCAAGAAGAACGGCAACCAGGTCCCCCGAGAGGGGACCAACCCGCCCGCAGGCGGTCAAGACAGCGACATGCGCGAGTTCGCGCGTGGCCTGTTCCCCCAGCGCACCTGACACTCACAAGGAGAACCTCCCATGGCTGCATTCGCAACCGGCTCACTGACCATCCCCAAGCAGAAGATCGACCCCTGGCTGGGCAAGATCAAGAACGGCTCCGCCGTTGCCACCCTCTCGACCCCCACGCCGATGACCTTCGGCGAGGGCGAGTCGTGGACCTTCGACATCGGCGAGGCCGAGTACGTCGCCGAGGGCGGCGCCAAGGGAGCTTCGACGGTCACCCCCACGTCGAAGACGATCAAGCCCTTCAAGTTCCACAAGACCCTCCGTTTCAACGAAGAGGTCCTGTGGGCCAACGAGGACCGGCAGCTCGAGGTCATCGACGAGATCCTCGACCTCGTCCAGCCGTCGCTCTCCCGGGCGCTCGACTTCGGCGTCTTCCACGAGATCAACCCCACGGGTGGTGCCGTCGTCGCCGCCATGAACGGGGGCTTGACCGACACCACCAACCTGGTGGAGTACGTCGCGGCCAACAAGCCCTACGTCAGCCTCGACGCCGCCGACGCCCTCGTCATGGCCGATGGGTACGCGCCTCGTGACATCGCCGCCTCGCCGGCCTACGCCTCGCTGTTCACGTCGCTGCGCGGCACCAACTCCGAGCAGAAGCTCTATCCCAACTTCGTCGTCGGGACTGAGGTCAGCGAGCTCGACGGTCACCGAGCGTCGGTGTCGAACACCGTCAGCGCCACCAGCGTGCTCGCCGTGGACACGAAGGTGCTGGCGTTCGTCGGCAACTTCGACACCATCCGGTGGGGCGTCCAGAAGTCCATCGGGCTCAAGCTCATCGAGTACGGCGACCCGGACGGCTCCGGCGACCTCCAGCGCAACAACCAGGTGGCCTTCCGTGCGGAGGTCGTCTACGGCTGGGGCATCGCCGACCTCAACGCCGTGGCCAAGATCCACGACCTCGCCTAGACACTGCGTGATGGCGAAGTACCGCAACACCAGGACGGGCGCTCTCGTGAGCGTCCGTGACGACAAGGTGCTCGGCTCGGAGTGGGAGGCCGTCAAGGCTGCCCCCGCTCCGGCCAAGCCCACCGGCTCGAAGCGCGGTTCTGCCGCGACCTCGGGCAAGTAGCAGAAGGGGGCCGGGAATGCCTGCCGTAACGATCACGCCAGCCGACCTGGCCCCCTTCGCCACCATCGAGACAGAGAAGGCCGACGCGATGATCGCCGACGCCCTGGCACTGGCCGCACTCACGGCCCCGTGCATCACCTCCGAGGACTTCACCTACGACGCCGCGGCCAAGGCGATCATCCGCGGGGCGATCCTGCGGTGGAACGACGCCGGCTCCGGCGCCTACTCCCAGGTGACCACCGGCCCGTTCGGTGCAGCAACCGACACCCGGGCCGCCCGCAAGGGCATGTTCCTGCCGTCGGAGCTGGACGACCTCAAGGCGCTCTGCTCTGAGGGTGGCGGGGGCAAGGCGTTCTCCGTCGACACTGTCGCCACCAGTGCGGCCCATTCGGCTTCCTGCTCGCTGAACTTCGAGGCGCTCTACTGCTCATGCGGGGCCGACATCGCCGGCTTCCCACTGTTCGACCCTGAGCCGTGATCCAGTACCCGAAGGGCGAGACCGTCCAGGTCTACCGGCCCACGGCCACCAGCAGCCGCTACGGCGACACCGTCGACACCTACCCGGACGAGCCGACCCATGAGGTCGGTAACTGCGCGGTCGACCCTGGCGGATCCATCGAAGACAACGATGGGCGAACCGCAGTCGTCACCACCCCGAAGCTCTACCGGCCAGGGCCAGCCCCAGACATCCGAGCGAACGATCAGATCGTCGCACGCGGGCTCCGCTACACGGTCACCGGGGAGCCGCATGTGTACGTCTCGCCGTTCACCGACACGGCCGACGGAACAGTGATCGACCTCGAGAGGGTGGACGGCTGATGCCCAGAGACGTGACCGTCAAGCTGAACCCCGCCGGCGTCAAGGACCTCCTGCGGTCGAGCGAGGTGCAGGGCGATGTCCAGCGCCGAGTCGACCGCATCGCCGCAGCCGCAGGCGAAGGCATGAAGTCCGGCGTCACCGTCGGCCCAGTGCGCGCCCGTGGTGGTGTCTGGACTGCCACGAACCGGGCCAAGCGCGGTGAAGCCAAGGACCGCCGACTCACCCGGGCACTGGACGCCGGCCGATGACCACCAGTGCCGTCGTCGTGTTTCCCGATGCCACCGATGTCGTGTGCCGCATCCTCGACGCCGTGCTGCCGGTCCCTGTCCGGTCCAAGGCCCCGAACCCTCGGCCCGCCTC